AAACAAGGCCTTCTATGATAAAATAACAAATCATAGAAGGCCAGCATTGGTAAATTATCAATCAATCCTTGGACAATCTGCGTGACCGCCGAAACCTCTGCGGGTATGAGCTGCGGTAAAACCATGCCAATAAGCAAGAAAAACAAGGTAGTCTCAACCCAACAATGCTTTTTTGCCGGGCCTACTATTGAAAGATAAAAATATAAGGTTTCCAGCAATCAGTTATTACCGAAAGTCTGAAAACCTTTGATTTTAAGCCATTTGAGTCCTACTTATTTGTCATTGCGCGACATCAAGACAACCGTCTCCACATGCGTGGTGCGGTGGCAAGTGCTATATTTTAATCAAAATCCGTGCATTTACAAAACTTAACTGCATTGATATTAGTTAAATCAATTTGCCATTCTTTTTTACCAACTTGACCAATAATGGCAATATAATAAATATCATCTTCATTTATCACATCTTTATTTTTCCCACGATAAAGGCTTGTTCTAAACTTCCATCCACCTTTATTATCTGGATTATAAACTTCCAAAACATAATAGTTATATGCTTCTTGTCCTTCTACCAGTTTTTCTTTTTCTGCGACTTTCAATTTCACCTTACCATAAAAAACAAGTAATTCATTACTATCTGCCTCATCAATCCAAGTATTTAACCTTTTTCTTCTCAAAGATTTAAATATATTATTTTCCTTCTTTTTTACAGGTATTAGCATCGGATTGACTTTTGGTTTTCTAATTGTTGGTTTGCCATCTGAGCCTTTCGAATTTTGTGGTTCTCTACAAAGCATATTTATAATAGAATTCAACTTATCTTGAACTTCATCATAGCTAAGAGAATCAATAAATTCCTGCACATGTTTTTTAGTTGCATATTCATAATTATAAGAACATTCTTTCTCATGCCTTGTAGTAGGACATCTTCTTAAATGAGCACGTCTTTTTGAAGTTCTATGTACAAAGTATAATTCTGCTTGTCTGCATTCGGGACAAAACATTTCTCCCTCAAACTTTCCAATATTTTGATTATTTAAATCTGAAAACTCAATCACTTTTTCTATATTATATGTATCGTTAATTGCACGATAATAAAACTCTTCAAAACTTTTTGGTTTATCAGCCATATTATTTTGCCTCATCCCTTTAATTATTAAATATTATTAAAACAATTTTTTTAAAATTCAGAATAATAATTATTTATCTTATAGCTTACATATTGTATTAATATAACATGAAAGTCGAATTATCATTATACATTAAATTATGTTTTCCCATTTTTCTAAAAACCTAGAACTATTTTCATCAAAATTCCCATCAACAAGTTTTCTTACAATAAATTTGTATATTGATTTATCATTACTGCTTGTCTTCTTTAATTCCACTTTAGGTACTATAAAGAAGACATTTTCCTCTACCCAGTAACAAATAACAAAATCACAACTCATATATTCATTTTCTGTTACAGTATAATGTACAGTATTCAATTTCTTTTTTTCAGATACCGAATATAACCTTTGGCGTGTCTTTACTTCTATCTTTAACTTCCTATTATCAATACTATTAAGTAATATAAGATCGCATCCTACTTCTCCAAGATTATAAAAAACATTCCAGTCAGTATTTTTAACCAGTAAAAACAATCTAAACAAGACCATTTTCTCGCCAATTTCCATTAGAAGATGCTGTATATTTTGTGGAAGCTTTTCTTTTATTTCTTCTGACATTTGAATAAACCTTTCTACATTAACAATCTAATTATTTGATATATTTGTATTTATTTTCTCTATACTTAAATGACTGGATTCCTCCCTCCATAATTTCACATATTCCTTCTTTAATCAATCTCTCTTCTATGCATCCTGTTTTCTTTCCATTTTTAAATATCACTTTTCCTCTTTCATTTCTATCTAAAATAACTATTCCTTCTGCATCACCTAATACTGGTATATTAGGATTGTGAGTAACAATTATTATCTGCCTTGAGTTTTTAGTATTCCTTATACTCTCAACAACTAAATCTATTATTAAGCTATTATCCAAATCATCCTCTGGCTGATCAATTATCAAAGGGGAGTCACCTTGGTTAAGAATAAAAGCTAGAATTGCAGCGCTTTTTTGCCCTGGTGAAGCTTCATTTATACTAATTTTATTTCGCTTATTAATCTTATTAATTATCTTAATATCAACCTTATCTTCCGGTATGAAATTTATTAAAGCATGTAATGTATTTTCTTTTTTCTTATCTAACCATAATTTTTCAAAGCGAACATCACAATTGGAAATGTTAAGATAATTTTTAATGTTTATGTCTTCATCTAATGTTAAGAATTCCAACCATCTTTTGAATTCATCTAACTTAATACTGTTTTGTTTAAAAATTTTCTTTTTAATCTTTTCAAACTCAGAATCAAAATTATTGGATTTACCTAATTCATTTCTAATACTATACAGCCATTTATTACCATTTGACATTGTATTAATCTTTAATTGTATATTAACAGCTTTATTATTTATAGCTTCTATTACACCTTTTCTTAAATTTGAAAGTTCTTCATAAGATGTAATATATTCTTGTATTTTGGTTTTAATTTTTTCTACACACAAGTTTTCTTCTAATTCTCTTTGTGAAAGCTTTATTAATTTTAAACTTTTCTCATTAATTTCATTTTCTATTATTTTGTAGTCATTAATGTCTATTCCCTTTATACATTCTAATATCTCATCATATTCAGCTTGTTTTTTATCGATTATTATCTTCAAGTCAATTTCTTTAATTCTTTTGTCTTCATTTCCTAAATAAAATTTACTTTCTAACATATATTTTAATAATTGTTCATTAATACTATTGATATTTAATATATTATCCTTAAGATATTTCTCATTAATATCATTACTTAAAAGTTTGGTATTTCTCTCAATATTTTGAGATATTTTTCTTTTAAAACTTTCTGTCATTTCTTCAAATAAATTTATGTTATCTTTCAAGATTTCTTTTATTCTATTGTATGCTTCTTTTAGGAGCATTAACTCATTTCTTTTGTCAATAATTCCGGTATCTTGCAACTTAGATAACTTGCTTTTATTTAATTCTATTTCTGCTTTCAATGTCTTTATTTCTCTTGTTTGACTTCTGATAACATTTATTTCTTCAACTAAAGCAAGTATTTCTTTTCTTATTGATGCAATTTTCTCATAGACTTCTGATTTTTTTAAGCCCACATTTTCATCAATAATTTTTAATAATGGACTATTTTCGTTTTTTTCCGTATTATTTTCATCATCAATAATATTATAAAGTTCTTTTTGACTGTATATTGAAATTGGAAATTCAGGAACTTCATTAGTCATTCCGATTTCACTTTCATAATTCCAAATCTTTTCATTTTTCTTTCCATTAACATGAATACAATATTCGCTTGAAGAACCAAAGTTATAATACATATCAATATTAGTATCATCTTTATATGTATTACTAATAATAGAGTTATTCTTTCTTTTCTCATCGTATTGTTGAAATGCTAATCTTATCATTTCAACTATTGTAGATTTGCCTGAGCCCCTACCACCAATAATACAATTTAAATTTGGAGAAAATCTAAAATTTAAATCTTCAATATGTTTAAGATTACTAATCTTCATTCCAGATATGTAATTATGGTTAACCATATTTTTATCTTCACATATGTTGCCATTAGAAAGAACACAATAACTTCTAGTTTCATAATCTAAAAAAGCTTGTCTCAATCCCTCCAAAGAAAATTCACTAAGTTTTATCCATGTATATGCTTTACCAAAATTAATTAAATCATGCTCTCCTATTTTATTTCCGGGATTATCCGATCCAGTTACAACAGCTAAATCAGGTATAATTTCATTTTTTATTTTATTATTAACTTCATTAATATCATTTTCATTTCTAACTTCTATTGCATCAAAATTTATTTTACTATAAAATTCTTTTATACCATTCTGACCAATAGTTCTACAAAGACCTTTTTCTTCATTAAAATGTGCTGGTATTATAAGTACTTTTTCTCTATAATTATTTATTACTTCTGAAAATACTTTTTCATCTATGCACTTAGTAGTATCTCCCCAATTTGATTTTAAAAGCCCACACTGCACTACAAATCCTTCAATATCTTCAGTCTTCATTTTAGGATCAAAAACCACTAGTATATGAGTAAAGCTAGTCCCTACACAAAATTCAATACCCGGAAATATAAATAAATCCTTACCCTCTTTTAATTCATTTCTTAATTTTCCTATCCATCCAACAGAGTTATGATCAGTTACAACTACTGCATCTAACCCCGATTTTATTACTGCATTAATCCATTCCTTTGGTTCTACATTATTTCGATTCTTAAAACATCTGCTTTCTGGTGTATGTGTATGAAAATCTATTTTTCTCCATTTTGCAATCCCCATCGTTCCCTCCATTTACCTATAATATGCTATATCCAATTATAGGTTTTTTTTCGCAAAAAAACAACCTAAGAAATTCCTAAGTTGTCTTATTCTTATCTTTGAAATAAGCACATACAACTATATCTTTATCATTAATTTCTTTATTATGTTTTTTACACCAATATTTATTTTTGTTACATTTTAAATTCTCACATTTACAGCACATACCAAACTTCATAATATTACGTCACCTCCATCTAATTATATATATTTTGTCAATAAATAAATTATTCAAAAATTCAATTCAACCTTAAACACTCACAAATTAAAGGTTATTTCTACCTTATGTTTAATATAATAAGCCCTCGGTTTTTACACCGAAGGCTCTCATAATACCCATTGCGCCTTATTTCTTCACCTTCTCCAACTCTGCCTTAAACTCCAATCCATCCTCAAATACAAACACCACATGCTTGGCATCCTTGACCAGAACCTTTTCCACCAGTGTCTTAAACAATTCATCATCAAATTCCTGCAACGGCTCTGTATTCCCACCGATGGTCTTCTTGATATAATCCAGTTTCTCCTGCATTTTATTCTGATTTAAGCTTACCTCTCTTAAGCTTTCCTTCTTCTCAGACAATTCATCCAAATCACTCCGAATCCTCTGGTATTCCTTATTGTAGAAAATATCATCAATCTGATGCCTTATCTTTAGCTGTATCAGTTCGCTCAAATCATTCTCATAAGTATTAATGTCCGCCGTCAACTTATCAATATTAGTTGAAATTGATTTTTTCTCAATGACCTTCTCCACATTAGTATAAAAATTTCGAAAAAAAGAGCCCTTATCCTTGACCATATTGCTATATAGTCGGATAAAGGCTTCTTTCAATTCCACATCTTTAATTGCTTTACTTGGGCAGCGGTTCCCATCGTGGTCAATATAGCTTTTGCATTGCCACACGATACTTTCGGAAGGCGTTCCGCTATTCCAATGTCTTCTCTTCAAGGAATTACCACATTGACCGCAGATAAGTTTTCCGCTAAATCCGTATGTAGCTGTATACTTGGTTCTATCGGTATTTTTACCTGCTGATATTGCAAATCTCCGTTCTCGTTCTTTTTGCACCATATCCCACATCTCTGGCGTGATAATCGGCTCGTGATTATTTTGCACTATATATTGAGGCTCCATATTTTTATTATCAACACGCTTATGGGTTAAGTAATCCACCGTAACCGTCTTCTGCAAAAGCAATGTCCCCATATACTTCTCATTTAGAAGAATACCGCTCACTGTAGAATCCCACCACTTATCTTTTCCTGCTGCTGTTGGAATCCTATCTCTAGTAAGACCCCTTGCAATCGTTGTGTATCCTTTGCCATCAAGATATTCACGGTATATTCTACTTACTATCTTGGCTTCTTCCTCGTTAATAATAAGGTGTCCATCTTCATCTTTATTGTATCCAAGAAATCGTTCGCAGTTTACTATTGCAACTCCGTCTTTGAACCGCTTCTTGATTCCCCACTTGCTGTTTTCAGATATATTTCTAGACTCTTCTTGGGCGATGGAAGAAAGCATGGTCAAGACCAATTCCATTTTTGAATCGAAGGAGTAAATGTTTTCTTTCTCAAAATATATCTCAACTCCGATTAATTTCATTTTTCTCACATGCTCCAAGCAGTCCACTGTATTTCGGGCAAATCTTGAGATGGACTTAGTGACAATCAAATCAATTTTTCCTTCATAACAATCGCTTATCATACGATTGAACTGGGTTCTATGCTTTACGTTCGTTCCGCTGATACCGGCATCGGCATAGATTTCCACCATTGACCAATCTGGATTTTCAGTGATTTTCTTTCTGTATTCGCTGACCTGAGCATCGTAGCTTGCCATCTGCTCATCGGAATCGGTACTAACCCTACAATATGCACATACTTTTCTTTTTGTAATTACTGGAATACCATCATTGAACTCCACTTTTTGAACGGTTGGAATTACTGTAACTACCTTTTTCTCCTGCATTACTGCCATATTCTGAATCTCTCCTTTTTCATATCATCCCCATGCTTATTATGCTTAAAATATAGCACTGGGGTACGTACACATTATAATTACAGGGGCAATAAGTCAACGCTTATGCCCCATTTCCTTTTCTGTAAATCTAACAAACATTTATGTTAAGCCGCCTTACCTTTTTGTCTACTCTGACCAAATGTTACCCTGTTTAGACGGTCAATTTCATCGTACTCCTCATATGTTATGAACCCCTGCTCTCTCATCTTTTTCAGATAATGAACGCTTAATAAATACTCTAAGCTGGGTTGTTTCTGCATTAAAATTACCTTCCCCTTTCAATATAAAACCAACTTTAATGTTACTGTATTCTTCACATTATTATCATCCGATAAATATGCGGTCAAGATGACATTCAAATCGATATTATCATAGTTTTCCGGTGCTGATACCGTACAACTGTTATTTCCTTTATCGGTCAATGTGACAATATTAGTAGCTGCCCCGTTGCTATCCGCTACTTTCCATAACACTGATTTATCCGTTACCTGCACTCCGCCATAGAATACGGTTGCAGTATATGTACTTGCATATCCACCAACACTTATTTCCTTTGAAGGGTAAGTCAGTGTAATGGTATATTCTTTTACAATTTCCTGCACTACCTTCATAATACAGCTTGCGCTAATGGTTGGTGTAGCTTTCAGCTTACAGGTTACTGCTGTCTCTCCTACCGATATGGCTGCTATATTTCCTATTAAATCAATCGTAGCAAACTGTGTATTCTCTATTTCAAATATGACCTCCGGAAATGCTGTCATAAGAGTTCCGTTATCGTATACTTTATAATTTAGTTTTCTGGTTTCCCCTATTTCCATATTGATGGGACTCAAATCAGTAATCGTAATGGTATAGATATGTTTCTCCTCATAAGACCAACGGTCAGCTATTTCATTGTCTTTATCATCCTTATCGGTAAACAAATCCTTTTCAGCATATATTATGATTAGTCCCACTTTGCTTTTATCGATTCCTGTGATTTTCCATGCCGAACCAAACTTGATAAAACGCCTACTGATAGCTAATAGGTTGGTATTTGCATTTGCCTGTAAATACAATTTTATTTCTCCAACAGCAGTACTGATTATTTTACCTTCTTCAATCGTTGCTTCCAGATTATCTACAATACAATAAAAACTTTGCAGAACATTCTGGACATATAGTTTTATCTGCCAATCTGCCCTTCGAACCTTTGCTTTATATGTATTTGTATCAGCTACCACTTGGCTGATTACCATCCACTTTACGTTCTGATATTCCAGTAACGTTCCTGTATTATAACTTTCCTTCATGATTACATACTTGTCATCATAAAAACTTGGATTCGATGATGCATCTGATAGGATCACTTTCTTCGTACTTCCATTTATTTGAATATCTTTACCATACTCATTGATAAAGAAATCGATCTGCTTATTCAATTTTTTCATCTTAATCACGCTCACAAACATAGAGGAAGCATTCCAGATAATTGCTCCACTCTTTCAGACTTATTATTTTATAAAGCTTATCCCCTGTTTTGAGATAACCAGTATCCGTAATATTTACATTCTTATTGCAAAAGGCTCTTGCGGTAATGTCAATCTTGATACCATCTTCAAACTGTATTGTCTTTTCATATGGCTGTAAATCTATCTGCATTTTAGCAAGCTTCCCTTTCTCTGCATCCAATACCTCACATTCCGTATTATAAAACATTAAGCACCTCCAATCATAATCTTTGGTTTCGGTAAAGCCTCCTTGATATAATCCGGTATCCCCGAACTGTTTAGGCTGATACTCCGTTCCCCTTCTGTTTTTTGTGAATACCCAAGCACATCCTGATTTCGATATAAATAGAAAGCTAGATTTATAATCGTAGAATCATATCGTTCCGGCAATTCAGAGATGTTACAAAATTCCTCTGCCATAATCCTTGCTTGTTGCAAATAATACTGTAACAAAGCATCCTTTGATGTATCATCTGTAGCCAATCCTAATAGTATCTTTAATACTTCAAACATTTCGCACCTCCATAATATTCGTATGATTGTAATAGGTAGAGACAGAATATCTGCCCCTACCCATAGTTATTTCTAGCCTAATAATCTGCACGCCAATTCTGGATTCAAAGTTTTTACACCACAAAGCATATCAATAGAAATGATATCTTTCTTGAACTGACTGTTGTAATCATAGATAACACGAAGTCCAAAGCCATCATAATTGACAATAGCTTTTTGCTCTGTGCCTAGACCTTTTGGTAATGCTAATGGTCTTGTAACCAGTGCAAATGCATTCTTATGAAATGCTAAGTTAGCTACGTGACTTCCTGCGATTGTAACCTCTGTTGCAGTAGTAATATCCTCTCTTAGAGTTGGTGCGATAGAAATGGTAATCTCATTATTTTCCGCTGTAACAGCTCCTGTGATTGAATATGTCTTTCCATTTATCGTAGCAACATCACCAACATTTACACTTCCTGTTAAAGTGGTAGCACTAACAGTAATGGAAGTTGCACCTTTACTTGTAGCAGCCTTTGGCTTAATCTTACCACTACCTGCGGATAACGTTCCGGCAATATGACTTGCTACGTTTTGGTCATTATAGATACCAAACCCGAACTTTCTACCAAGACAAGCCTCTGACAATGAAGTGCCATCGTCCCCAACTTTACCAGCTTCATGGAAGGTTGGAATCTGCAAGAAATTATTCTCTGCCGATGGGTCAATTACCAAACTTCTGCTATCAAATGGTGTCTTTGTCTCATTCAATATTTTTCTTGCTCCTGTAATGGCTCCAATATCATTTGGCGTAGTTCCTGCCACGCCACATGTATTGGATACATCCTTATAGAGTCCTAACAAATAGGTATCAATCTTCTGTGCAAAACTCTGCATTGCTGGTTGTAATAACTGTGTACTAAAATCTGCAATATCAAGCGAAAGCTGTTCTGCTGTTACTTCAAAGGATACATCAAGTAGCTTATCTAAGGTAACATTAGCTGCACCCTCTGTAGCATCTTGGATTTCTATTCCTGTAGTGCGGTTGAATTCCTTTGCTTCAAATGTAGCTGGCTTACGGATTGTTACCGAATTACCTACTCCTGCTACAAATTCATTCTCATAATCTCTGTATACCAGATTTGACATAACTGTGTTGTTTTTCAGTTGTAATAAAGCTTCCTTTGCGATGATTTGTGGTGTTAAAATTGTATTTCCCATAGTTTTTTACCTAACCCTTTCTTATTTGCGATTTCTGACTTTAATGTAGTCAGTCATTGATAATTTTTCTAAATCTGTGTCAACAGTTCCATTTGCTTTTGGTGGTGTATAACCATTTCCTTTAATTCTTTCTTCCAAAGCCTTCTGGACTGCACCTTGAAATGTAGTCTCAAATGCTTTTAGATTTTGTACGGTAGATTCCTCATTTTCTCCAATAAAAAAGCCTACCAAATCAATCGGTAGGTTCTTCTCACTTGCAAGCTGCATTGCTCTATTGGTAAGACTTTCACGTTCCTTTTCGGATTTCATTTTACTAATTTCTGTTTTCAAACGTTCTACTTCAAGTTCCTGCTCACTCTTTTCCGGAAAACGTCTTCCAATTTCATCATTGATGATTGTATCTAGATGATTTGCTTTCCATGTTTCCAGTCCCTTTTGTAAATGCTTGTCCTTAACGGAATCTAACCATGCTTTTGCTTCCGGTACAGTATCAACGTAATTCTGCACTTTTTCTTGGCTTAAAGTTGCGTAGGAACTAAGTAATTCACTTACCTCCGGAGCCTTTCCTTCTTCACCCTCTAAAAATTGTTTTACTTCTTCTAACATCATAATTGTTTTTCCTCCAATTCTTCTGCCCCAGTAACATCTTCTGATACAACTGACGCATCTTCTACTTTGATTTTCTGTAACTCTAACGTTGGACTTTCCACAAATGGCAGCAATGACAGCAATGTTTCTTTGGAGCATACACCATTTAATTTTGTAATTACATCTGCAAGTCCTGTTAAATCGGTAGGTAGGTTTCTTGTAAACTTGATTGCGATATCTTTATAATCAAATACTCTGCCTTCCCGTTTCTTTATATAAAGAAATAGGTTCTTAAGACGTTCCCGAATCACTCGTTCCATGAATGCTTCACGAATCGCTACCCTATTTTCTAAATTAAGCAATTTGTTCCTTAGTGCCAATGAGGAAGTATTAGATGCCCAATTCTCATTAAAATTCACCTCATCCATCATGTCATAAATCTTGCGTTCAATATTCTCTAATTCATTTTGCACAAAGCTGTCATTGATATCCTTGGTAAGCCATTTGACCGCCCCACCCTTTGGAACTTGAATAATGCCCATCTTCTTCATCTTAAGAAGGTCTTCTTCCTCTATCTTGGCATTCTCAATAATCAGATACGCATTTCTGTGATCTGAGATTTCATTTACCAAATCTGAGTTTAATGCGTTATAGGAATCTATCAAACTAATAATGTCATAGAAACCACTTTTTGTTTCCGTATTTGCACTACAGACAATAACCGGAACTCTCTCAAATAAATGTGGATGCTCTCCAAGATATTCAAGACTCCCTTCATTCAAACGGTAGTGATAAATCATTTCGTCTGTATATACATCCAGATACTCATGATCCTCAAATGCCTTGCTAAACTTATGGATAGCAAGTGTTACATTTCTCTCTGCCGTACCATCATCCAGTACATAAGCATTCATAGGAGTTAAGACTGTCGCTGAAAACTCACCATTTTTATCTATGTAATCTAGTTCATAACTTTCTCCTAAAATCTCGCTATATTTGCGTAAGGTGATATTGTGTTCCTTTTCCCAACAGGAATTATTTGTATCAATACATTTAATTATCTTATCGTCATCTGACTTGGATACATAATTGACTGGCTTTCCAAGTAAATATCCTGTCTCATTATCTACGAACTTCCTCGGAAAATTGAATACTAATTTCTGATTGCTCCGGCTGTCCTGCATATCGTAATTATTTAGTATTTCATGATTCCCATCGTAGTAATCCTTGTATATTTGTTTCTGCTGTACCTGCTTTTCCAATTCATTCAGGCATAATAATATTATTTCATCAGTTATTATCAAGGTTTCCTCCTCTCAAAAATGGACATAGAAAAAGCCTACGATTTCTCATAGACCTTAAGCTTATATTGCCCGACATATTTTCTCTAGCCAAAATTTCTTTTGCTTATCCAACGTAGGACTTGCATGATAACATAGTTCTTCCGGTAAATCATCGGATCGTACTGCAACTTTTCTATTCTTTATATTAATATTCTGTAATTGTGTATTGCAAATTATTGCCAACTCTTTCAATTCATTACTAGTACCCCATGCTAAAACAAGTGGAATCTCTGAATCAATATTCAATGCATTCATTAATTCGTCTGCCCTAATATCAGAAAAAATGCTATGTATAAAATCATCATGATGAAATTCTTTGCATTTCTTAAAAAACAAACTACTTTTTGGTTCTCTGATATCTGATAGATTGATTACTCGAACATGATTCCAATCATTATTTTTCATCACTCTCATAACTTGATACTGAGTAATATCCGGCTTGGCTTTTACCAAATAATTTTTAAAAGCCATTTTATTCATATCACCAACATCATAATTAAATAATTCCAAAGTACTCTCTTCTGGTTTTGATGATCCTGGATTCATCATAATAAATATAGCATTTGGTATATAAGAATATGGCTTTGCTAATAATGTATCTTCAAAACTTCCACTCCTATTATATATTTCCAAAACATTCCGACATTTTGTAATTGACTGATCTGTATCTACAATATTATAAAAGCTTCCATAAACTAAATATTCTTGTTTTAAATTATCTGCATTAGGCCATTCAGGCATGTTTTTATACATTGATATAACCCCTTAATATTAGTATTTATTGCAACATATTTATGTTTTCTATTATAACATTGCAAATCTAAAACAACAATCCTCTGTCATAAAACTTCAACTTCTGTACCCCCTGCACCAACTGAACCGCTCCATACAAACTGTCCGGAGCATCATCATGTTTTGCACCTTTGTTATAATCCTTTACTTGATTGTTGTATGCCGTATTATTTCGATTAAAGAGAATATAGCCTCTTTTAATATCCGGCTCTAATGTTATAATTCTTTCGTGTTTCTGACCTTTGGAATGTATCTCTTCAACCGGAATGTAGATTTGATGATTCCATAATGTCTCTTCGAATTTCTGCTTCATATAGCTTTGTGCTTGTGTTGCTTCAAATCCAATCTTATCAATATCGTAATACTCAAACTTTCGTATTACCTCTGCAAATAAATCATCTGGCAACAACTTATACAAAGTGCCATCAATCACATACATCTGCCCAGTCACCCTATGTTTCCCCAATATGGTTACTGCCGAATAATCGTTTCGTTTTCCGGCTTTTATTGCAGGATCAATATACATCACAGTTTCCAGTTCTTCCATCGAAGGTAGCTGCTCATAAAACGTAATATTCTGAAAGATATAATCATCTGTACTTCTTGGATCATTCTGCAATTCCTTAAAGAACGATTTGTAACCCATTGCTTGTTTCTTGCACATAAGATAGTAATAGTCCAGATATTCCTTCCACAAAATATCCGTATCTTCTAGCATTTCCTCTTGATGCATCTCATAATAGCCCTTAGCTGTTTGGATTCTATCCCTATCTTCTAAGTTATTATAGAGCCGTTCCCATTCCCCCCACATATCATCCCTACCAGAGAAACTAATAATTGCAGACTTACGAATGCTACGAACTCCTGGAATTTTACCCTTGAGTAAATCAGCCATTAAATCCTCTTCATGCAGGACTGTACCAACAACTAGAATATTCGTATTCTTTGTACCAATGGGAATAACAACATCGGTAAAGGTATTCTTTACCTGCTCACGTTTTGTCTCTGACTTCGCTGTATCATCCTTTAATAAATCATCAAGTAATACCAACTGAGGTCGATACTGCTTAAAATGAATACCACGCAAAGAACCGTCAATACCACGAATCATAATGCAAGCATCTATCTGGTTAGAACCTTTAATCCAAATCTCATTGTTATTCCATCGATTACCCTTTTGAATATGAAAGTCCTCCAATAATAATGAATTATTCTCCAATTCATCTTTTATCATATCTAGGAACGGTAAAGCTATTTGCTCCGTTGCAGATATAATCAGTGTAAACTGCGACTTCTTATATAACGTGGAATACAGTGGAAATAAAAAGGAATTGATTGTACTCTTGCCATGCTCCCTCGGAAGTCCAAAAGCTTCTATCAATCCTGTGTGAGCCAACATATATTTCAATTCTGCGAATAACTCTTTGTGAAAGCTGCCAAATTCTCTGTCAAAGTATTTTGGAAAATAGCAAAGAGCGAAGAACTCAATGTCCATTTCCCCTAGTAACCTTCTAATCTCCGAAAATGAAAACTTATCCACCAATTCTGAAATAGATTTCTCATCAAAATATTTTCTAAGATAGGTTCCCATCAACTTATTCTGTCTCTGTTCTTCTGTAACCATATATCACTCCTTTCCAATAAAATGTACTGTAAAAATTTTCACGCCTTCAGCTACCGCCCACTTTTGGGCATAAAGAAGCACCCCTGCCTACCGCTATAGTAAACAAGAATGCCATGCTATTCCTATTCAATTACCAGCTAAGATTCATCAATGCATCTTTCTTATCTTGCTCGGTCGTTTGGGTATAGAGCATGCTAGTTAAAATACTCTCATGCCCCAATATCTGCTGTATCGTAGTCATTGGTGTATTCTTCTTCACCAACTGATATCCAACATTATGGCGAAGCATATGAGGTGTAATATCTACTCCAAGCTTCTTCCCATAGTTATTTAGTATAATCTCAACCGCACCTCTACCAATGGCACCACGCTGTCCTATCAATAACCTTGTAAATCCTGTTTGCTTTCGTACTTTCAGATAATCCTTTATAACTATCTGCACCTGTTGGTTCATAGGAAGTGTTCTATTGACCATACCTTTGCCGAGTATCTTAATATAATTCTCTTTTTCTGAGAATACAATATCACTCAAGTTCAAATTCACTAACTCGCTAACTCTGATTCCTGTTCCAAGAAGGGTTTCCAGAATGCAGATATGCATTGGGTTCTTTGCTTTATATACTTGTTCTCGTATCAGTAGCAATTGCTCCTGCGGTACTCCTTTATACTCCGGCTTATCCCGATTCTTAATCAGCTTCACATGAATTAATTCACCCTCAATTACCTTTTCTTCATATAGATATCTGCAATAGGTATTGATACTGGCGAGCTTACGATTTAAAGTCTTCACCGATACTTCCTGCTTCAAAAGCACCTGCTTATATTCCAATAAATCAAACTCATCCAGTTCCAATATATCCTTATGCAACTGGTTTAAAAATACGTTGACATCTCTTTCATAACAGTTTATTGTGTTAACACTGAACTCGGATTTCAAAAGGTATTTTTTGAATCCATCTAAATTCTTCATAATGCAGCACCTCCTAATCTTGGTACTACATTAATCACTCTAAAGTGCACAATAGTCAAGAGAAACTCAGTACATAACCCTAACTCCGTTATGACTAATCTTGGGCAATATCCACAACATTATCTTCTTCAATTTCTGACTCATCACCCCGAAGCATCTCAAGAAATAACTCCTTCCTAGCTTGCTCATTCTGACTGGTATCAAGTATCAGTTCTTTTTTGTCTGACCATTCTTCCGGACATCGGTTACGCAAATAAAATGAAATCGCAGCTGCTGATGGTGGCTGATGCTTCTTTGTCTTTTCCAACTTGGTATGCTTCTTCCCCGACTTATCCTCTTCCACAATCGTTTTCAATTCCTCGTACTCATATCCAGTGCACAATTTCACTAATGATTTTTCAACATCATTATTCAACACGCTCCTGCCCATATCAACAAGTTCCGATAGGTTCTCGTGATCCTTACAATAACGATACCAAGTATCAGGAGATATATGTAGTTTCTTACATATCACTCTTACCGAATCGCCTTGTATAACCCACTCTGTAATGTCCGATAACTGTGGTAATATGTCCGTTTCATATTTTGTCAGTTTATCATTCTCCATTTTCATCACCGTCCTTTCTTGTTTTAATTTCATCCAATTCTATTTCTGCATATGGAATTTTTGCACCATCACGAAGCAAATATACTTCATTACTTGAACCTATCTTATTAATATAACGGTTTACAATAACATCTACATACTTCGGGTCAAGTTCCATCATAAAGCAGGTTCTTCCCGTATTCTCACTAGCAATCAAGGTCGTACCACTTCCACCGAACTGATCCAAAATGAAGTTACCACGTTTGCTACTATTCTCAATTGCTCGTTGCACTAACTCAACTGGCTTCATGGTTGGATGCTCTTCACTCTTAGTCGGTCTAGGAATGTCCCAAACATCGCACTGCTGTCTATCAGTTAATGGATGTATTCTTGGTGCACCATCTTTCCAACCATACCAAATGGGTTCGTATCTTGTATGATAATCTTTTCTGGACAATACCAATCTATCCTTATTCCATATAATTGTAGAAGACCAATGAAATCCATTATCATCAAGTGCTGGCATAAGAGAACCCCATTCCTGCGCAGACATAACAACATAAGCCATTCCACCAACAACCATTGATTCTGCCATTCTAGCAAATGATTTCTCCATAAACTCTTTAAAATCATCAGTGCTCATACAGTCATTTTGAATTGTTCTAGACTTCCAACTTGGATGGTCAGTCGCACCATAATTAACATTCCATGGTGGGTCGGTAAATACCATCTCCACTGTTTTACCTTCTGTTAAAACTTTGATATCTTCTGATAATGTAGAGTCTCCACACATTAATCGATGTCGACCTAACAACCAAACATCACTATGTTTTGAAATTGGATCTTCTGGTAGTTCCATCTCATAATCATCGTCAGCAGAATTATCATCCTGACCTAATGTCTTTAATAATTTCTCTGCTTCATCCCATTCAAAACCAGTCAGTTCAATATTATAGCTTTCCTTATCCAACTCATTAAGAAGTGTTGCAAGAGCCTCTGTATCCCAATCACCTGTAATCTTATTCAGTGCAATGTTCAGAGCCTTCTCCTTTGTCTTATCCACAGAAATGACAACACAATCAATCTCTTCAAAGCCTAATGCAGACAATACCTTGGCTCTCTGGTGACCACCAACAATGGTCATATCTTCATTGACGATAACTGGCTCGACATAACCAAATTCCTCAATTGACCTTTTGATTTTTTCAAATTCTACATCTCCCGGCTTTAAATCCTTTCTCGGATTATAACTTGCCGGAATCAGTTTACTAATTTCAATTTTCTTAAACTCCAATCCTACACCTCCAGATTTTCTTCTGCTGTAACTGCAATTTGTGGTCTGCTGAATATCTTTTTAATTAATCGCCACATAGCTTTACAACCTCTTACTATTAATTTTCCAATCAGTTTCTCAAATCGAGTTATGCCTTCCCCTAATAAGATCAGAATACCTAAAGCATAAACCACCATTACAACTCTGATTGTATCCATTATCATTTGCCACAATAATGCATCTGTTAATTTGTCCATTTTTCTTGTCCTCCTTAAAATATGATTTTTTGTATATAAAAACTGCCAACCCAAAAGAGCTGACAGTTCCTATTTTATAAATATTTATTTTTAATATCTTTTTGCTTGAAGAATATTGCCAATAAGAAAATGAAAACATTCCTATTATGTAATATGGCAATGCCTCTTCAAAAAATCTCTTACCATTTTTCATAGCACCAGTATACAGTACATTTCAAAGTATATTATTGATCATTCCTATTTAGTGCTAATCTCAAATAGATATTTTTTACATCCCTTATAAATTCTTCTTGATTATGTCCTCCTGTACCAATTTCGGCATAGCTAAATAAAATTTGTGCCAATAACTCCTTGGCTTTTTCCTCTTCCATTAACATAATATCATTTAAAAACTTATCGTGTCTTGACATTTTTCACCCCCTTAAAACAATCCAGATATTAATGTATCATCCGAATTATTTTTCACATCCTTAAATCGTTGACTAGAACTTAACTCATACGCTACTATCCTATCAGGCGTTCCATTTATCCACTCTAAATGCAAAAGATATATCTTCATTTCGTCTATAATAAGACAATTTACTAAATTGGATAACCTATCCGATGTCAAATTGATAATAGCTCTCTCATCTGGCATATATATATGTGCAAATGCATCTTGCAATGCAAATCTATATCCTATCTCAATATTCTTTTCAGACTGTATAGAATATATTTTTGTTACTTCATCTGGTTTCACAGTAAAATTGGATTCCAATCTTTCAAGAATATAAAGAAGCGGAATTAAAGAATAATCACTTTCACTATGCCAATCTTTTAAAATAGACTTTATCTTCTTATGGGACATCTCTTTCCATTCTTCCAACTTGTCTAATTCTTCTGCAATATTGTCAGCTATTAAATACTTTTTTATTATGATTTCCTTATGTACTAGACCACCCTTCAATAATGATTTTAATCTTACATCATAGGACGAACTCTTATCTCCACTATATAGACTTTTGTAATCGAAATCTGCATCCAACTCCAATTGTTTGATAAATATATTTTCCATATATGACCTCCATTTTTATTTTTAAATATCTCATAGTATTACTAGAATTTTAATACTGGGGGTGCTACCAAGTAATCCAGCCGCAAGCGTCTGAATTACTCTTTAGCACTACCACCCCCAGACCCCCTCAGTGCTGTAAACTATTGTATTTACTAGCTTTGAGCAATAGTACTTCAACTCTCCCTATAAAATATTATATAGGTATATTTTAACACTAATAGCTATACCCCTTATAAAATGGGTCTTTCAGCTTATAAAGGTACTTATGTATTATGTAAGTAGTACAGACGCAAATAAGCAAAAGTTCTCACACTAATACTTTATCAGACACTCCTTTTTATTATAGCTACTTTGCTTAAGCCTCCTTGCTTTAAACAATTCTTCATACTCATTAATGATATAATTCCATCGTGTATGTTTTATATCAAACTTCTTTTTAATATCTCTAATCGGAATATTCTTAGCTCCATTTTTACTATTTCCATTTATTAAAAAGTCCGAGTCAACCCACTCAATTAATCTCTTAACATCATCATTTCCTTTTCTAAATAATATTTTGTATTCTTGAAATTCTGGAACACTACCCACATTTTCAATATGGCATCCCTTAAATCTCTGTTTCAAAATATCTCTTAGTGGGTCAGATGCTTTAAACAGATATATTGTAACCGGTTTGTCTGTTTCTCCAAAATTTCTTATACTAGTTCTATATACTTCCTGCTCCAAATCAACTGTCATCAGAAATAATCTATATATTTCCAAATCTGGCAATATAAATTGACCATACTCGCTATTAAACAGTACTTCTTGTTTATATTTTACTTCATCATATTTTTCAGTAACTCTTATTTTTATCTGTTCATTGGTAGTAAAGAATCGTGCAAAATATTCCTCCTGCGGATATCTGTTCCATCCTGCTTGTACCATATTAGCACATTTAGACCACTTGTTTTTTCCTTTCGTATTCCCAAAATAAGGAACTATCTTCTTTCCGTTTTTCACATCTAATACAACGTTATTATTACTTTTTAATTCTTTAGTAATAATACTATTTACTAAGACTTTCCCTCTACCTGTGTCAACTTCACTATATGAAATTACATATGTTGGTTCTTTGATATTGTTATTTATCCATTTTCCCATCACTTCTACAAGCGGATTTTCTTTTGACTCACGTTCTTTTTGTCCCGATGGAATTGCTTCTATAATTGCACTTTTCGTAAAGTTAATATCTATAACTTTAAATGTTAAATTTCCGAAGTCCTTGTAATCATCGATATTCAAGAAAACAAAGTCAACATTTTGTCCTGAGTACTCCATGCTCAGTTCAGCAGTTCCATCAAAAACAAATGTCTTAATCCCATTGGTATTGAGTCTATTTCTTCTAGTCGTAATGAAAAATTCTGTTTTCTTGTTATTACAATATAATCCTCCATAATTCAAAAAGTCATTAATAGCCATAATTTTCTCAAAATATAAGCTACGAAAGTGTTTATGCCAAAGCTTCACAAATTCATCTGAATATCCGTCATTTTTTGGTATTATATACGATGTCTTCTGGTTAGAAAATTCTTTCTTAATCTCTCTTAATAATTGTTCGATTCGGTTAGCCTCATCATCCATTATAGTTCTTTCAGATTTTTCCTCATCAGTCATACAAACTCTTTTATTAATGGCTCCAACAATTTTTGATGTTGTTTCTATGGAAAATCTCTTTGGATCAACAACTGCTGGCTTTTCATCAATTATTAGTAAATTTCTTCTGATTTCCTTTCCATGTTTATCACAAAATATTTGTAAAGAACCTATACCTTTCTCCGGGTCTTCTTGGTCTAACAATATCGCTAATCTTTTATTTGTAACAGCTACAATTGGGGAGTGAATCTGCTCTTCTTTTTGGTTTGATAGCTTACAAGATGAATATGTATCACACATAGTTTGATTGCATATTCTTAAGCTTTGCTCATATGATTGCACACCCATAGAGCATTCTATTTCTTTATTCCAACTCTCCATTACATATACATAAGGAGTAGAATCATCTGGTGGATCAATACCTTCCGTACCAAATAACCATGTTGCATCGTAATATCCAAATTCTTTTTGAATATTAGTTTGTATTTCTTTTAAATCTTCAATTCTGTCTGTTGATATTATCATAGGTACTTTTTCAAATCCACATTTACCTTCTAAAGCTTCATGTAATACGGTTGCAATATAAGATTTTATAAATGAACTTTTTCCAAATCCACATTTTACAGGAACTAAGATTGGCGCTGATATATTCAAAGGATTAAATATTATCTGAGTACAATCCTTATAAAATACCTCTTGTTGTTCTGTTATTGTAACAGAGCCTTTTAAATCTTTTCTTATCTGTAGACAAACCTTATTTGCTAATTCAACAGAATCTTCTGATGGTGGCTTTATCAACAATTCATTAGGCTTAAAGGATTCTATTTTATGATTACACTTATATTCCCATATCGTTTCAGAACCATTCTTATAATCAATTGTTGTTTTATAAGTCAAATCATTTACAATAACTTTTTCTTTGTTTCTTTCGCTCTCCATTTATCTTGACCACCCCCATATTACACAAGCATTTCTTTATACTGGTTATATCTTGCCATAGTATTTCTTAATTCCGGCGTATCCATAAAGATATAAATCTTTCTTGTGGCATCCTTCAAATCTAATTTCTCATCTACCTTATGAAACCGATTCAGCATAAGCCATCCTGCCATTCTTTCTTGCGTAATTACAATTGTATTATCTTTCACCATTAAATTTATCACACTCCTATCAAATTTTTTATTGGAATAGCATGGTACACTTTTCCGCAAAAGTGGGGGTGGAACCCCCACGATCTAAACTGTGATAGATGTTGTAACCAATCTTAAACTCTTCCTAGTCGTAGCTATATCCACAATAGCATCAATTCTAATTTCCTTAGCCATTAACAAACTATATTTTCCTATCTGATACCATTCTTTAAAAACTTCGAGAATACGTTTATCTCCAAATACCAAAAATACCTGCTCCGCTTCTATCTGTACCTCACAATGCAAATAATGATTAGCCATAAGTTCCGATTCCAACAATTCAATAACTCCCTCTTCCAATATTTTAGCTCGGAATTTATGGTTCAAATCGGTAACTTGCATACGTTTCATTTCATCACGTTGAAGGTTTGCTACAATTTGAGTATTATTAATCGGCTCAACCTTAATTTTTTTATAATGCTCGTACAAATAAGTAATATCTGACTCCTCTTTATCATCAACTTTTTGAAATACATATCTTGGAGCCTGTACCTTATTATTCATAAACTCTAACACCGGAATAAATAGATTGAGAATAAAATCCTCTTTACAATTTTCTAGAGTTCCAATGGCATTAGCTACCGTAGGAAGAGTATATTTTACTGTTAAATCTGATGCTTTTACGATATATTCCTTATCTAAATCCTTATATTTCAAATAAGCATTTTCTCTATACACTTCTAAATTATACCAATAATCTTCTTCGTCATATTTGTTCCATTGTTCGTCATCTATAAGTTCTTCTCGATTCTTTGTTTCTCTCCATGAATTTCTGCTCTTTTCTTTGGAAATTCCTTCTCTGGCATTAGCATAATTTTTATATAAATCATTCATTTTTATTTTACACTGCACATATGTATCGATATCATAATCACCATTAATTAGCAGACTTTGTAGCAATTCATGATTACTTCCGTATTCCTTACGTTGCTCTCTAATTACTGATAACAATGCAGATTCAACATAACTTGTAGCTCTATCGAGAAGACCAATTTTAGTATCAAAGAAAATAGGTATAACATCATCCTCAGGAACTTTATAACGCAAAAAGTATGCCTGCTTATCATATTTATCATCAATGACTTTCATATCTTCTTTATCTGGAAAATATAAAGTTTTAGGCGCATCTATACTGACCATTGCATTATAAAGAACTGTGTAAATATCCTTTTCATTATCTGCAAATCTCTTACGCATCAATGCCTTATGTTCTTCTGGTACATACCAACTCTTAACCCATTCCTTGGATTCAAGCTTGGCATCACGAATCGCTTCTTTATCTTCTTTGCTTTCAGCCTCGATATCATGCATAGATACAAATGCTTTCTTTTCAACATCATAATATGGTTCTGTCAACTGGCTATCTGAATTAACACTCGCACTTTTAAGAGCAATTCTACCAATCAGATTACCCGATGCACGATACGTTGCGATGAACTTATTTTCTGAATTATAAGGCATTTTTTCTTTATGTCCATCATCTTTATTCCAGAAGTACTTACCATCCACAGGAACAACAACTGCTGCTTTGATGATTTCGTTATCGATGACTGTGCAAGCATCGCCATCTGTATCTGCCGATGACATAAGAGCCAAAATATCGCTCTGCTGATTGAAATAAATAATCTCTTTACAGTCAGATAAATACTTATCAAGCAATTCGTTTTTCACAAATGTTAAGTTATGTACCTCACTATATGCACAGAGAGGATTTCGTGCTATTGTTCTAACCTCCCCATCTGCAAAGTCATGATTATAAAACTGCCCAGTCTGGAGACCATTATTCCCCTGTGTTCTTGTCATAGCATAATTCATATATGAAATCGGGCATATTCCAATATACTGGTATCTTGCCTTAACAGTAATTTTTCCGTAAGCTAAATCCCTGCAACGTTTCTCTATCAGCTTGGCAAGCTGCTTCTTCACATATTTTAGTTTTACAAAGTTCTCTGAAATATTTAGTAGCTCATCGCATTTAGTTACTACATTTGTGCTGACAGACTTAATATCCTCTTCCAGTTCTTCCTCTGATTCACCGGAAACTACATTTTTGAAAAACAACCTAATATAATCAATATTTGTTATCCACTCATCTTTTTCTGCATCTTTTTCAAATGGTTTCAGTATCTTTTTATAAACACACATATCCTCTTGCAGTAAATTCATATAGTCCTGCTTGCTGAGAGCCAATGCTGTTAATAGCTGATAATTTAATCTTCGGTATTCTGAAACATCCTTTGGATTTTTGTTTACCTTGGAAACGTATAGTTTTCCTATAATTGAAGCATACTTCTCATCAACCAATTTCACTCGATTGAGATAGGTATACCAATTTTCATCCGAATCATAGTATTTTGCCAATTTGACCATGCTTTCATTGAGAAGCATCGTAAACCTAGTTACTTTTCGCCATCTATTCCAATAATCCTTTAAATAATACTTTCCATCTTCCAGCTTACAAAAGTCTGTATCTTCTTTATAAAACTCAGCCAAGTAACCGAGAATATCAAACTTTGTTATCATGCCTTTTATACCAATTCCATAACCACGAATAATTGCAAATTCAACCGAGTAATTTAGCCCAAGTCCTTTTTGTATCTGTTCAAAAACTTCTGGTGTAGCAATACCTCCACCATCAAATACATCAATATCATCATCCACTGGACAGTCTTCAAGGGTGTATTCAATTTTTGAAGTAGTATTTCCTTCTTCATCAGTTTCTTCTTCTGAGTCCTTTTTCACGGTTTTATAATCCTTTTTCAAATGGAACTTAGCCTGTGGTAGTACAATTATATCCGGCATATCTCCAACGGGCTGTGCAGCTGTAAGTCCCAAAGAAATCCGACTAAGAATATCTTTGTTGATACAGACTTCTTCGTCGTTATTTTCTATTGCTTCAAATTTTCCGAGTGAAATCAGATTTTCGAATTCCTGTGTAAAATTATATATATCTTCACGTACAAAAATGGTCTCACATTTTCCATGCTTACTCTCAACTTTCATTCCAGCAGTAGTTGCAATCCACCCCTTATAGGTATCATCACCTAACTTTAAGCCTTCCATGAATTCCTTTTTCGCATCTTCTTCATTCTTGGGCAATACTACCTTTATAATGCCTTTAATAAAATCTCTGTCAACTAATGTTTTTTCGGAATAACATTCATAAGCCTGTACGAAGAAGCAATCCGGCAATGTGATAATCCTACTCTCCAAATCCTCACTACTGATTACTCCGTCTTCAATACTATTCCTATCAAATCCATAAATTTTAATCTGTCGCTCCTTCACTTTTTTCCCTCCCCATAAAGTCAGAGCCAACACCGGTAATATATGTGCTGGCTCGATTGTTATTGAATAATATATATTCCCATTTCATTATCCATTAATTCTTCGTCTTCAATTTCTCAACTGATTTCTCAAGTAAACCATCAAAGAGTTTTTTCTTAGTCAAAGGCTTTTGGTTTTTCTTTTGTCTCAATATAATATCTTCATTGCTAATGTATCTATGGATATTTTTAATAATTTGCTATTGTAAGTGGTGTTTGAAATGACAAATTCAAACCTTTCTCTTTGTAAATTTATTGCATATATTATAGCAAACTTTACAATATTTTGCTATAATATATCTATTATTTGGTAGAAAAGTAATTTATACTATAATTAATAAAAATCAATATGCCCTCTGAATTTCTTACCACATGTTTTTACAAATCATTTCCGATATTTATCTCACATCAATATACTCAAATCTTAGATAAAAAAAGAGACATCCCATATGAATAACCTTTTGAATCTTCTAATAATAATCTTCAAAGGAATCAACTTTAATATGGAATATCTCAAACAAAACTACTCATTTTTATTTTCTTTTTCAAAATCTTTAATAATAACTTCAGCTACCGCTTTCCCTAACAATGGTGGCACTGCGTTTCCCACCTGTTTCATCTGAGATGATTTTTTTCCATAGAATATAAAATCATCTGGAAAAGATTGAATCCTTGCGGCTTCTCTAACAGTAATGCAACGATTAAGTGTAGGATGAGTAAAACGTCCAGAGGACGGGGTATCAAATCTAGTGGTTATAGTAACAGATTGATCATCTCCTATCATTCTTGACCAAGTTCCACTATAAATAGATTTAGTAAGCATCTCAGGTGGAAGAACTTCTTTTCCCATTCCCACCGGAATCATTTTCAACTTTTCAATTGCTTCTTTCGAATGTCGTGTTACAACATGATTATGCAAATAATTAGTTTTATTCCTCATTAATTTTTGATAATCAGTCTCTGCAGCCTTTTTATATTCACTTTCTTCTGAACCTTCACCGGATTTAAGATAAGCTAAGTCAGATATGGCATCATTTATGGATACTTTATTTGCATTTCCCATTGGCAACTCAAGCGCTATATTACCTCTTTTCCCAAGAATCATTGCTCTTCTTCTTACTTGCGGCACTCCAAAATCGGCTGCATTTTCTACTTTGCAATCCAATGAATAACCTATATTACTGAAAAGCATTATTATTTCATTCTTAAATAATCCATTCTCTGTAGTAAGGAGATTCGGAACATTTTCCATTAAAAAATATTGTGGTCTAAGGAAATTTACAACATCAAAATAATATCTGAACAAAAAATTCCTTGGATCATTAATTGTCTTTCGACTTCCTTTCTGTGAAAATCCCTGACATGGTGGTCCACCAATTACAATATCTATTTTCCCTTTATATGCTCCAAACGTTTTTTCTATATCAAGTTGCGTGATATCAGCATT